TTTAGGTGAAATATATTGGGATACACAAGCTACTTGTTTTAGAAAAGACAAATCAAATAAAACTTGGGATAAGTCATTAAGCGAATTAAAAGAGCAATCAATAAACAACTTTAAACATAGAATAGGAATTGAACTTGCTAAAACAGATTGGTATATAATAAGAGAGATGGATAATGGTGCTGATGTACCTGCAGATATTGTAGATGCAAGAGTAGCTTTAAGAGAATTATCAGATACAGTTGAATCGGAAATAAATGCACTAACTACTAAAGCAAAAGTTATTACATACGATTTCCCTAACATTTAATAAATGGGTTTAAATAAAAGATTAATTGGTGCAGGTGCTACAGCAGGAGCAGGTGGATTAACTCCAAGTGAAAACTTTAAGGTAGTTACTTATACAGGTGATGGAACTTCATCTCAAGCAATTACAGGAGTTGGATTTAAGCCTGATTTTGTATGGTTAAAAAATAGAGATGGCACTACTTGGCATAATGTAACAGATAGCAGTAGAGGAGTTGGAAAACAATTAGCTCCAAATGCTACTGCAGATGAAGAATATAATGCAGCATTTTTAACATCTTTTGATAGTGATGGATTTACATTAGGAGGTGCAAATGGATATAATAATAATGGTGTAGATTTTGTCGCTTGGTGTTGGAAAGCAAACGGAGGAACTACAAGCAGTAATACTGATGGAAGTATTACAAGTACAGTACAAGCAAATCAAGATGCAGGATTCTCAATAGCTACATACACTGGAAGCGGAAGTACAACAACGATAGGTCACGGTTTATTATCAACACCAGAAATGATTATTGCTAAATCTACAAGTGATGCTTATGAATGGAAAATATGGCATAAAGATTTATCATCAGGTTATCAATTATTGTTTAATACCGCTGGACAAGCAAATGACTCATCTGTTTGGACTACAACAGTTCCAACATCAACTGTTTTTTCAGTAGGCACAAATGTTGGTGTAAATCAAAGTACCAAAAATTATATAGCTTATTGTTTTCATTCAGTCGAAGGCTTTTCAAAGTTTGGTTCATACACAGGTAATGGTTCTGCAAATGGACCGATTGTAGAAACAGGATTTGAACCTGCATTTTTAATGATTAAGAATACAAGTTCAACTGAATCAGGTGGTGCAAGTTGGCTTATGTATGACAATAAAAGAAATACATCAAATCCAAGAAACTCAAGATTGTGGGCAAATCTTGATGGTGCTGAATATAGTACAGCTTGTTATGATGTTGATTTTTTATCTAATGGTTTTCAAATAGCTGCGTTTTGTAGCACCTATGGTATGAATGAAAGTGGCGATACATATATCTATATGGCATTTGCTGCAGACCCTGACACAGAAGCACCAACACTGGCAAAAAGTTTTGGAATTAAAGCATATACTGGAACTCGTACACCGCAAAGCATTACTGGTCTTGGTTTTAAACCTAATTTACTTTGGATAAAACAATTAGGTGATACTAACCCACACGGATTATGGGACAGTATTAGGGGGGCAGGCCCATATTTATCTTCAGCAACATCTGATGCACAACTTGGAAATGCAGGTAATTTAATGGGTTCTTTTGATACTGATGGATTTTCAGTAAACAGTAATTATTTAACATATACTGCACACGATAATACTAATAAAAATGGCACAAACAGCGAATATATTGCTTGGGCGTGGAAAGCTGATGATAACGAACCGACAATCTTTGGTGGACCTGCTAAAGCAGTATATAAATTTGAGGACAACGCAAATGATGTAACTGGTAGCTTTAATGGAACTGCTTCTAATGTAACATATAGTTCAAGTGGTAAATTTAATAAAGCTGGTGATTTTAGTACAAGTGCTGCTAATATAGCAATAGGAAGTCCAATACCTAATACAGATACTGAAGTTTCAGTTTCTGCTTGGATATACTTAAATTCAGGTGCAACAAGTTATGAAACAGTAATTGGTGCAGGTTCTGCTTCAAGTGGTTCAGAAGCACCTTTTAGAGTTAATGTAAGATATGTTTCAGCAAACACATATAAAATAGAGGGATTAAGACAAATTGGTGGTACATACCATAATACTGCTTTATCAAATTATACAGATTCAACTATTGCAGTACAAACTTGGCATCATATTGTATGGACTTATAGTCCTACTGGTAAAACATTAACAACATATTTAAATGGTTCAAAAGTTGATACTGTTGAATTAAGTTCATCAGGTTCATCAGTTAATGACTCAACATCTGTAATTGGTAATTTTAGAACTAATAATTCTTCTGATAATTTCAATGGTTTAATAGACCAAGTTAGAATATATAATGGAGTAGTATCTGATATTGGAGTAGCTGAATTGTATGCAGAGAGTACATCACAAAATGATGATTTAGAACTTGGTGGACCACCAAAATCAATAGTTAGTGCAAATGCTAATGCAGGGTTTAGTATCGTTAATTGGGAACAAATACCTGCAACAGGAACTACTGTACCACACGGTTTATCAGCAGCACCAAATATGATTATTACTAAAGCAACAAATGATACTGATAATTGGTATGTTTATCATTCTGCAATGGGTACAGGTAAATTTATGTATCTTAATTTGGCAAATGCACAAGTAAGTAATGCAGGAGGATATTCAGCAGTTGGTGCTTCAACATTTACATCAAACTTATCTAACAATTCAGGAATTGATATGATTAGTTATTGTTTCCACGATGTTGCAGGGTATCAAAAATTTGGAAGCTATACTGGAAATGGAAGTAGTACAGGACCATCAGTAACTTTAGGTTTTCAAGCTGATTGGATTTTAATAAAAAGATATGATGCAGTAGAAGATTGGAAAATAATTGATAGCGTTAGGGGGTTTGCAAACACATTAGAACCAAATGAAAGTATTGCAGAAGAAACAGGTAATAATTCTAACTTTACAATAACAAGTACAGGTTTTCAAATAGGTGATACACACGGTGATTTTAATGCAAATAATGGAACATACATCTACTGGGCAATAAAAATGAATTAAGATGGAAGGATTTAAACCAACAATAATAGGAATAGGAGTTTATATAGTAAGTATGTCACAAATAAATGAAGCACTACAAGCACTCTTAATAATAGCTACGTTGGTTTATACAGTAATTAAAATTATACAACTTTTAGATAAATTCGATAAAAAATAAATTATGGCAAGATTATTTGAATATTTAGCACAAAAGATCAGAAATTTCAATGGTTGGTTTACAACTGGTTGGAATAATATCATTAGAAAATTATTAATCAAAAATTAATTATATTTGTAGTATAAAAATTATAAGTTATGGCTTCAACAGTTTTCAATGGTACTAACCTTTTAATCAAAATCGCAGATGATGCAGGATCACCTGCTACAATAGGACACACTACATCGTGTTCAATTTCATTTACTAACGATATGGCAGCTGCCACTACAAAAGATTCAGCAGGGTTTTCAGAATCAATCGCAGGTTTAAGATCAGCAGAAATATCTTTTGATGGTTTAGTTGATTATACTGATGCTAATGGTGGAAAAGAAATTGCACACAAACTACTTACAAGACAAAAAATAGATTTTACATTTGGAACTGCTGCTACTGGCGACACGATATACAGTGGAGAGGGTTTTATGTCAAGTTGTGAAATAAGTGGTGCAATGGAAGAAGCAGTTACTTATTCAGGAACAATCACAGTTACTGGTGCAATCACAGAATCTACAAACTAACAGTTGATTTTCAAATTCTAATTACTATATTTGTTATTGTAAACTATTTTAAATGACAAAACAAAGAGGTTATTACACTCTTAAAATTGGGGGAAAGAATCGTACATTACACTTTAGTATGAACTTTTGGGCAACCTTTACGGATATGCTTAATGTTTCTCTTGATGAAATTGGAGGTATTTTTGAAAAAGGTGTCTCACTTAAAGCTATCATTACGATAGTATATGCAGGTATTTTAACTTACGACCAAGAAAACAAAAAAGAAATTGACTATGATAATTTCGATGTTGGTAATTGGCTTGAAGATATTACTTCAGAGGATATTGAGAAGATTATCAAGGCAATGACAGAATCTCGAATCTTGGGTAATGATTTAAATGCAGGTTTAAATAGGAATCCACAAACTGATTCAAAAAAAAAATAACCGATAAAACTTCTTGGGAGGATATAACCGATTTCTACATTGGTTATTGTGGTATTAATCCTAACGACTTTTGGACAAATACTTTTAAGGAAAACAAACTTATGTCGGAATCCTATGTAATCCAAATAAATGCACTTTGGGAACAACATCGTTTTGTTGCGACAATGATTCACAATGTTAATGTTGGTAAGAAATCTGATATGATAAAACCCCACCAACTCTTTGAATTACCACAAGACAACATAAAGAGAAATACGGCTAAAACATCGAGAGAAGATTTTGAAAAGTATCAAGAACTCATTAATAGTAAGTTGAATAAAAAATAGTTATTTTTGTACTATGGCAAACAATGATTTTAGATTATTATTCGAGTTTATTGCAAAAACTGCACAGTTCAATGTTAATATTGATAAATCAAGGGGTAAAATTGAGAAATTTAGTCAACAAGCTACAAGGACAGGTAAAATGTTGTCCACAAGGTTATCACTTCCTTTACTTGCAGTTGGTACATTAGCTTTAAGACAAGCCGCTAAATTTGAAAGATTACAAGTTACATTAAATACATTAAATGGATCAGCAGAGGAGGGTGCAAAAGCATTTGAAAGATTGGTTAAATTTAGTGCAGAAACACCTCTACAATTAGAGGAACTTACAAGAGTGAACAATATGTTAATGGGATTTGGGCAGACATCAGATGATGCTTTTAAATCTCTTAAAATGTTGGGTGATGTTGCAGCAGTTTCAGGTGGTAATTTGACAGGTATAGCCGTAGCATTTGGTCAGGCAGCAGCAGAGGGTAGAGTAATGACCAGGGATTTAAG